TTGGTCTGAATAGATAGACAGCATCAGATGGTCTGAGGTAAACAGGATCAACATTAGCATTCTCATTGAGTAGGCACTCCTCGCAGTATTCCTGGCATGGCTCAATGGTGTCATCTATGTAGCTGCTATAAGTGGTCTGATATTGCCCTACCTGAAAGCGCAGCATTGGATTGGTCAATCCATAAGTGTTCATGCCAAGCACCTTCCACCATCTCATTGCCACCCGGGCTGGAGTATGGAATATGTTGTAGAGTCCTGACAATGGTGAGTTGCTAGTGTTGATGTAATTGGATGGCATGCTCACTAGACCAGGAGCAAAAGAATAAGCCCCTGACTCGCCAAAAAAGTAAAATGGAGTGTCTGCAATATTCTCGCCCGATAATTCATTCCTATTGAGCCAAATTATGAATAGCTCATAGTCATTAGGTCTGTCAGATGTTCCTGAGTCAAACTCAATGAATGAGAGCCTCCGGCTGAACTCAATCGCATAGCCTTCTGCTATGATGTCTGACCTGATGTCCAATTTAGCTGATGAATTTTCAGCCATAGCTTTATTGGCAATAAAGTAATTCCTGTCAGTGTGAATAGCCCATACACCAGAGACTGATATGTTCTTCCACTTGTCAGTAAAGCCAAGATTGACATTATTAATCAGCTTATCACTCTTAGCCATCTGGGTAACTTCTCCGACATTTGGAAAGGTCTGGCTGATGCTATTCTGATAGAAGTATTGCCTTGGCTCAACCCTGATTTTCCACTCCGTTCCTGTCCACTCAAATGCCCAGCCTAAGCAGAATATTTTATCGAGGTCTTCAAATACTTTCTTGAATGAAGTCCTAATTGCATAAGGGTCTTCGGTTGGCTCTTCTGGGTCGCATAAATTAAGAGCATTGATTGTAGGTGCATTCCTGATGCGTAATCCATTGGTGATGGCATTGTTCCAATAGCAGCCATCAAGGTCTTTGCTAAAGGCATCAGAGAGAAGCATATTATTGCTACCTGTCAGCTTATAAATAACCCTGTTCAGGAAGTTTTCGACTCTTAAAGTGTCTGCAAATGAGGCATAAGTTCCTGAGTTAATTTCACTCAGGCTAAGACATACATCCTCAATATAAATTCCCAAGGCTCTAGTGATTCCAGGATCAGGAGGAGTAACACCTACCTCAATATTACCGCCAGAACCCCACTGAATGAAAATCAAAACCCTGTCATCAGGATTGAGAGTAACGGTCTGATTGGCAACAAAGTCAAACTGAACATAAACCAATGGGTCAGATACAGTGTTTACTGCACTTGTGCCTAAATAATATCTCTGAGTTTCACTTCCTCCATTGGCAGCATCACCATTAGTAACCTGAAGAGATAGAACTACATCAGCTGAATCAGGGTCAATTAGGTTGGTGTCATACTGTGTCCAGATAAATGCCCCTTTAACCCTCATGTTAAAGTTGATAGTCCTTTGGTAGGTAGCATTATTTTTAAAGGTCACATTTGAAGGTGTCCATAAAGTGGCAACAGGGTCAAATGTGCTACCAAACATTCCTGAAAAGTCAGTATTATTATAATAAGCCGGGATAACGCTGGCAAAGTTTTCCAATATCCAACCATTGGCATTGTTTCGGTAAATCTGCGACCAGACAGGAATTGGTGTCTCATTAACTCTATCACTAGCAGTGGCAGTCAGGTAAAGGTCTTGCTTGTGAAGTCTGATATTATCATAGCTTATTGGGTCAATGGCATTGCCATCTAAGTCTTCAGCAGTTGTAATGTCAATCTCAATGTCCTGCCTAGCCTTAAATTTCTCCCTAAAGTCATCATCAATGATACCAACAGTTATCTCCCAGGTATCAGTGTCACAGACATTATGCTCTTCATAAATGGCTAGGTTTAGGAAGCCATCAAACTGATAAGCTGAGCCATTATAGCCAACATCTGAGGTAATACTAATGGCAATGCTGGCATTGATAAAGTAAAGGTCATATAGCCCTTTAATCAGCTTTGCCCCTTTACCATAGAACCTGACCTCAGTGCTGAATGGTTGGTCAATGCCATGACTCTCCATCCTGAGTGCAGTGAACTCAATGGCATCCCAGCCTATTGGTTCTTCAACTTCTATTCCATTTAAGTAAAATTTCCATCCTGCCATATCGCAAATGTAAAAAGAAAAAGCCCCTGCATAGCAGAGGCTCTTTGCACCGTTCAATCTAAACCAATAACTAAACTAAACTGAGTCTGATCTAAACCTGTTGTTCAGGATTTTTGTGGTTCTTCTTGGTGTCCTTATGAATTTCTCAAAGCCCTTTTCATCCATGCTGACTTGAGTGATAGGTAGGCTCTTAAGGATGCTGCCAAGTTCATCAAGTTTACCAACCACCGGAGATCCTCCACCGCTGCTCCGGTTGGCATAGTGGTTAGCCAGGAATAGCTCTTGTCTGCTCAGCGCATGGTTAGGAATAACCTGTGCGCCTTTAGGCAAGTCCATTAGAGTTGCAGTCGGTGGTGTGAAGTAAACTTTGCCCGATTCAGTGACAACCTTCTCAACCCCTCGCTCACCTACTATGGCTTTACCACCTTTGAATGGCTTTCCTTTAGTTCCTTCTGCAAACTCAGGCACAGGCTGAGCCATGATTAACCCTGTCTGAGTAGCTGCGATTGCTGCAATTAGTGCTGCCAATGGAGGAGCAGACACAGCATACTTAATAATTTCAGGAGCTGCACTAAATAGCACATTAGCTACTGCCTGTAATTGCTCAGCCCTGAACTGCTTAGTCTTGATGTCCTTCTCTTCTTGCCTCTTCTTCTCATTAAGTTGAGTCAGCTTTTGCTGATTGCCATCTGCTAGTCTTATCTCCTCATCATATCTTCGTTGAAGCAAAGTCAATTCATTGCTAAGATTGCGCTGGTAAAGGTCAAATGCTCCATTGGTAATCTCTTGACCTAATTCGAGTGCTTTTTCCCTAATCTGCCTCTTCTTCTCTTCATCTTGCAGCATTATTTTAAGCATCAAGGCATTATTAGCCATAATCTTATCATTTGCTTCAATGGCATCTTTGACACCTTGCTGCATGGTCTTTGCCCTTTCCTTTCTAATCTCTTCTTCTGTCTTAACTACTTCTTTGTAGTTTTCCATCCGGAGTTCTTTGGCTTTTTGATTGAACTCTTGTTCAGCATTTAATCGGCTAAGGTTGGTATTCTGAATCTCAATTTTTGTGATTTCAAGACCTTTTGCAGCATATTCTTTTTGAAGATTAAGTTTTGCTTCAAAAAATGCTTTTTCAGCTCCTGTTTCTGCTAATGGATCGCCATAAAGTTGCCCTATTAGAATCCTTTGTTCCTTTAGTAATTCTAGAATTCTAAGCCTGTCATCATACTCTTGCTTTAGCCGTTTTAGTCTTTCTTTTTCATCTTCAGCCTTAGGAGGTGTTGGTGTATTAATAATTACACCTGCAATCTTAGCATATTGCTCTTCTTGAGCCTTTAACACTGCCAGCTCCTGCTCTTGCTTTGTTAGATTAATTTGTAAACGACTATTTAAACTTCCTGCTGCTGCTATTCTAGCCTCTGAAAGTTTAACCATCTGAGCCTGTATTCTTGAATCCATACCTAAAAGCTGATTGATAGCAATCTTTTTTCTGATATCTTCAAGATTAGCAGCTGTTATCTTTACTATCCTTTGCTGGTCTAATTTAATTGTCTCTTTGGTTAGCTCAGTCTCAATTCGCTTTTGAGCCACTGCTTCAGCATTAAACTTAGCATTCTTTTCAGCTGTTGTCTCACCTCCAGCTTTTGCTAGTTCAGTTGCAATCCCGGCAGCTAAGTCATAAGCACCCTTCAGGAATGGATTGAGTTTATTGCCTATTGCAAGAATAAGCTCATCAATGGATGAATTAAATCTGTTCTGGCTAGCTGCAAGTGTAGTCACTTGAGTATTGCCCTTGCCAAATGTATTTTCAAGCTCAGTGGCGAACTTTGGAAGAAAGTCAGCAGCAAGTACCTGACCTTTTTGAAGCATCTTGTTAAGCTCTCCGGTTGTCACTCCCATAGCCTTAGCAGCTATGCCAAATGCACCTACAAGTCGCTCACCTAACTGACCTCTTAGTTCTTCAGCCTGCACATTGCCTTTGGACATCATTTGCCCAAGTGCCAGAAATGCGCCTTTAGTATCTTCAGCAGTT